AAGCAAGGTCTCTTCGTGCTCCTCCTGCTTTAAGCTCTTTCTGGACTGAAGGCATTAGAAAACCAACAGGAGACCTCGCTCCAGCTTCTTTGATCAAGTTCGACGGAGCTCTAAGGAAGGGCATAAAAAATCTCAGAATTGGAAATTTAAACCTTCCTTGATCGAGCCATTTACCAAAAGTTCCAAGCTCTTTAGTGAATGTCATTTCACGAGCATATTCTACTGCGCGAATATGCACATCAGGATCACCATTTTCTATGATGTCTCTATACATAGTATTAACATCTTCTTTAGACATACCATTGTCTAAAGCACTCAGTGATTTACGAGTAGCCAATCTTTCTGTTTCGATCCTATAGTTAAGAGCTTTGAAGAAGTCATCCTCTGCCATAAGAAACCTACCTGGCATCCTTACAGAGTGTCCGAGGAAATCAATCCCTCGTGCCGTAATCGAATCTTCATCTAGGTTAAAATTGGCGGCGGTGATCTTCTGCTTGTCAATCCCTTCAAGTTTAGTGAAGTTAGAGTGGACCTGGTCTTTTCTAAAAGCTTCCCAAGCAAAGGCAAAACCTTCCTGAGTTCCTCGATTCATCGCGCGGATCGAAGCTAATCCTTCTTGTACTCTAACACGGTCAGCAGTTTTATTAAGCATCCCTCTTGGAACTCCAAGGCCAGCGGCAATGATATGCTCTGGAATAGACCATAAAGAGAACAGTGCGTTTGAAACTACATTTACAAAATGAGTTCCTGGATTTGAGAGTAGGGCATTGATCCAAACCTCAAAGAACATATCACTGCTCGTAGCTTTAGTCATATTACGAGCGTAATTGTTCATAGCTCTTGCATCTGGTAAAGATAAGAATTGTTGAGCAATCTCAGAAATATTGGCTCCTTTCGTGATATCAGTCAAGAATCTCTCAATCTCAATCGATCTATCAAACCCAGTAGCGGTGATATTAAATTGCCACGTGGTTCTAGCGATTTCAGTCTGGGCACCTTTAGCTTGAGCTAGCATTGCGGCATGAAGATTAAGCTGGCGGAAGTAGGCTAGCTTGTCTTCATCAGTTCCTCCATGGGTGATCTTATTTGCTTGTTCAGAGAGTTTATCCAAAGAGGTAAGGAGAAGCTTGCGCGTTGCCAACATTTGCTCAGGATTAAAGGTTCCACCTAGCTCTCTTTTAAGGATATCTTCTGGAGTCCAATCAAGCATATCAGCAAGATCGACAATTGCATCATGCGTTAGTTGACCACGAGTAGCTTCAGTAATTTGGGCAGCATAAAATTGTGACACTTCCTCCATTTGGCGTTTCAGATCATCAGTTGTATTCATTTTATCAAAGTTAAAGTCTGCCTCTGGTGGCTTAGCTCTTGGCCGCACTGTTACATGCTCAGGAATGTTTGTTCCTTCAATTTCTTCTGTGCGTTGTAGAATTTTGCGTATGAGATCCCTTCCGAATCCAGCTACTTGGATAGGCTTTTTAGACTCATTTGGGGTATGGATGTTATACTGCTCTGAAGACCCTGAGCCAATTCCTAATGCTTCAAATTTATCATTGTTAAAAGCTTCAAGATCATCTTCAGATTCAAGAGTAATTTGATCCAAGAGAGAAATTAACTCATCTTTGTTCTCTTCAATCTCATTGACAATGTTAGTCATTTCGATCTCTGCCGCAAGTCCATTCATGCTACTTTCATCTATGTCAATAATATCAGGAGTCATGACGGCAGGAAGGAATTGTGGCTTTGATTTAATCCATGCTTTGATTTCCCCAAATTTAAGCACTAATGGAATTATCATTACTTCTTCAATAGCAGCACCAGCATAATTCTTGAGCATTTTTTCAAAGGTCGAATCATCTACATCATGCTTTAATCCCCAAACCAAAGACTTTCTAAATGCTTCAGCGGCTGGGTTATTTAAGTTGCCAATACTATCAGCTAAGTTTCCAATGTTCTCAGCTTCTGGGCCCATAGCAGTAGTCCCACCAAGAAAAAACTTAATCGAAGTGATTACATCATCAGAAACTGACTTTAAGAAGTTTGCATTCTTGGCGAATTTGACTGAAGCTCCTACCGCTCCGCCACCGGCGAACTGGATGAGGTCTTTAGTTATCATACCTCCTGTAGTTTCAGGAGTGATTAATTCTGAACCAATCTTAGGGCCAGGAAACTCATACTCGCTGATTCCGAGAAGGGAATTGACTGCTTCGCTAGTATCAACTACCGCACCGAGGGTGGCTTTGCCAGCTTCTTTAGCTACTTTTTCGCCAGTCTCAAATAAGCTTTCGAGAAGTCCCGACTCAGCTGGTTCAACCGGTTCAACTGGATCGGCTGGGTCAAATGGAGCAGGAATTCCAGCAGTGGCATCGGCTGGGTCAAATGGAGCAGGAATTCCAGCAGTGGCATCGACTGGTTCGGCTGGTTCAAATGGAGCAGGAATTCCAGCAGTGGCATCGACTGGTTCGGCTGGGTCAAATGGAGCAGGAATTCCAGCAGTAGCACTAGCCTTCTGTAAAAGGGGAGTGAAGAAACTTGCTCTTGCTTCTTCAGGCTCTGGTTGGTCAACTAAAGGCACATATGATTGGCCAAGAGAAGATTGTCCATAGACTTGACCAGTATTGGTATTACGCACTTTTCTTTCATATGGAACTTGAGACAAGGCAGACTGCCCTTCTTCACTTCCATTTAAGGCGCTATGGCTTCGGCTTTCAAGATATAATTCGTCTATCATGTTATCTACCTAAGTAGTCTATTTCAGTTTGGATGTCGGCTGCGTGCTGGCAAAGCGCTTCGTTGCCGGACTTCTTACATTGTTTAAGAAGCGCATCACGCTGGTTAATAAGTTTGTTTATTTGATTCTGGCCATCTACTAATTCCTGCTGTTCAATCTTGGCTACAATATCTTCAGCCTTCTTAAACAAATCTATATCGGGGTTTCCTGCGTATTCTTTTTGCAAGCTCGATAGAGCGGTCATTCTTTTTCTTTCTTTAGAGTTTGGGTCCAAAGTAAGATTTAAGAATCCACCTTCAGGAATACCTAACCGGTTCTTTAAATAATTAGAAGCCGCCCTAAAGCGCTTGTCTTGTTGGGCTTGGATAAGCGGAACATATTTGTCACCGAAAGTTCGAAAGCTAATCCCATTCCCAACATAAGATATCATATCACCAATTGAGCGTATCTTGCCTGAATATATATCGGCTAGTACTTGAGACTCTATTCGCTCGTCGTCAAGAGTTTCTTTACCTGATACAAAGGCCTCCATCTGAAGGAGTACTGTAGGAGAAACAGCATTTGATCTTCTAAGCGCCGCAATTGTAGCTATCCTACTGGCATGTGAGGCAGTTCCTTCAGTTGATGGTGATGTTGAGAAAAAGTCTAAAAGAATCTTATTCACGCTCTGCTCTTTGTTTCTTTCATCAATTTTGTACTGAGCATTCTCAGCTCGAAGCAATTCGTTATGATCTTTTAATAGCTCATCTGCTAGTTCATCTCTTTGATCTGCATCTAGATTATTAAGGTATGGCTGCATAGCTTCGTTGATTTTACCATTGCGGATCATCTCAGAAGCTCCAATCTTATCAGCATTTGATTTGTGCCAACCAGTTAAGACATCCGATGAAGTGCCTTCCTTAAAATCTCGAATGAGCTCCATCTGTTCAGGAGTCGATAGCCAAGAAGAACCAGTAATTGCTTTTACACCATTTATTAAGTAAGCATTTGGATTTGTCCAATTATCTCCAGTACGGATTTGTGTACGGTAATCATCTAAAGAGTCAGATAACACGGAGTTGTTATGATCTTTAAAAGCTTTGCCTTGATTTTTGATAAATGATTTCATAAATGGCATCTTAATGCGGTAAAGAGCTTTTTCAGCTTCAAGTGTAGCATAAGCGCTAGGAGCACCACTCGAGACTTTAGCAATATACTCATCAATTGCAGTACTCATATCCTCATTAGTGCTATACTCTCCAGGACCCTTCTGCTGTATAATCTTATCTCGTGTGAGATTCCAGTCAATCATAGCTTCTGATCCCAAAGGATTAACAAAGGCTTCTGACTGCTGCTTCTCAGCTTTCAGCCTAGCTTTCTCTTCGGCTTTCTTAGCTTTCAGCCTAGCAGCCTCTTCATTCTTCTTGGCTTCTTGAAGGGCATTAAAGGTTTGTATTGGCCCTTCAGCAAGTGCTTTTCCAGGAGCCATCATAGCTGATATAGATGGAGTCTTAGGAATTGGAGCTATAGTGCTTGATGCAGAAAGACTCATTTGTGATGTAGGTATTCTAGGCATTAGGCGATAGTTCCTGTAGCATTATGCTTGACTCCAGCAGTAAGCAACGAAGTTCCGCCTGAGATCAATGTTCCAGTCGATGCCGCCCTACCCTCAGCTCTAGCCGATGCTGCAGAAATGCTCCTAGACTCAGCCGACATTTTACCTCCATGCCATATAGTCAAAGCTTCGAGCTCTTCATCTTCAGCCGTAGCTGCTAGCATAGCTGCTGGAGTGCCTTCAAAAGTAACTCCGCCTTTAGCGAATCCTGCTCTTTGTTGGCCTTTAAGCTTGGCAAACTTTTCACGAGTACGCCGAGCATCTTCTTCAGCATTTTGTTGGTCGATGATTGCTTGACGCTCTTGCATTTGAGCTTGCCGTTCAGCTGCATCGCTGGCCGCTGAAGCAGCCTGCATAGTGCCTACTGCAGACATTCCTAATAGAGCCATTTCCATGCCAGTGCACATAATTATTTACCGTTCGTCTTCACTCTTGGGATCAGAGCTAAAATTGTTAAAGGGAGTGGTTGGTCTTGCTGGACAAAAATATGTCCGTCCGTTTCGTACCCTGATCTAAGAGGTATTTCTTTGTCTCCAGTAAACAGCCCCACACTAGAGTCCATACTATTCGCTGAAGACCTAAATGGAATCAAATCGAGTTTAGTTTCTGATGTTCCAATCTTAACTCCAAGAGAGCGGAATAATCTTAATACTACATTGCTAATTCGTTTCGTAGCTCCTTGAGCTGTGCTTCCAGTAACTGCTCCTGATTCAATCTTCATCGTTTTTAACTTAGAAGTATAAGGCAAACCGGCATGAATTTTCGAGTATGAAGCATTTAAAGTAATGGATCCGCTTGTGACTACCACACTAGGATGAGTAGCTCCATCAACTAAGACCGAGATTGTTTCGCCTTCTAAGTGGTCTAATCCACTGACTGAAGATATTGGCGTTCCATCATATGAAAGCCCACTGTCTACAAAGAACGAATCATCAAGGTTTTCACTATCTCTCAATCCTGGAGTGATCACTTCAAGATATCTTTTAGTTGAGCTATCAATTGTTCTTTTAACTATTAGCCAGATTTCATCGCATGAACAACTCGTTGATGATGGGATGACAGTAGCACTTTCAACTTCTACATCTAATCCACCAAGATAATGCTTAGACCAAGCCACAATCTCTTGATCTCTTAAATATGTCATACTTAGCAACCCGCCATTTCCAAGTACATACCAGACATTTTGAAAAGGCTCTTGTTGCAAAGCCATTTCTTTAATATTGCCCTGTGTTATATGCTCAGCCAAGAGAGTAAGGTCTGGCGATATCATACTATCAGATTCAAAATTATATACTAATTGACGTATTTTTCTTTTGGCTCTTTGAAGATAAAGCACAATATCTGCGATTCTAATTGGTCTTGTAAACGCACTGCCATAAGTAGACTGTCTTACGATCCTTACATTTGATGGCGATATTGCTTCTTCAGAGGCAGAGGCTGATACAAGGAACTCACCTCCAGCAGTACCTACGAGTAGGGACTTTCCAGGAGACAACCACCTAATAGCATTAACCTGCTCTGTTGCAATCGTATATTCAAGAGCATCATCATCTAAAGGACCTTGGGAAAGGTTCTCATAGTCACCTGATTTAGAAGCCCATAGAGTTTGTGGCTTATTTGGAGTTCCTGCAAACCAAAGTCTTTGCTCGAAGAAGGCAATTGTCTGTGGATAATTATTCACTGCCCAAGAGAAAGGGTATAATGCTCTTCCATTACTTCCACCAGTCTTATCACCTGGTGTATAGGTATAATGAGTATTGCTAGGATCTGTTGCGGCCGTTGTGACTGTTATCTCATATAGATTTGAGTCTACTTTAGTGATTGAGTGGGTACTGTTAACTTCTGAATCAGTTAACCCTTCACATTTCAACCCGCTAAGAGTTATCGAAGTTCCAGTTTCAACTCCATGTCCTAAATGATGTACTAATACTATAGTGCTACCGACCTCAATTTCTATAGGATTCTTATCGAATCCAGTACCTTCATGAACAAATGAGATATCAGATAGAGTCCAAGTAATATGACTAGTGCGAGAAAGTTTCGCTGGAGCATGATCTTTATGTACCAAGTAGAGAATATCTGCAGACTGTACAAATTGAATATCAGGCAGCTCAGCTTCAGTGTAGGTAGTTGTGACCTCTACTGGTGAGCCACCACTTTCAATTCGCCCTAAATCCTTAAATATCCTAATGTAATTCTCGCCAAACTCAAGAATATAAGCTTGTGTGACGCTAAACTCAAATGGAATTAACCTCGATGTTTTAGCATGATCCTTAATTTCATTTATATACTGAGTTCCACCACGCCGAGTAACTCCGCCTTGTGGCATCACTTTGAAATTCTCGAGTTGCAAACATCCATTTGAGTATTTATTAAAATCGACTCGTCCATCAAGGAGAGGAGTTAATTCTCCAGCAGTAAAGTTATTGAGGATTGGAGTTTGAATAGGCATTATAGTCTAGATGCAATCCAAGTATCAGCAATAATATTATCGGGGGTACCTTCTTGAGCATCCATTCCTCTAGCCTCAGATAAAGCATTTTCATACTTCTGATGAAGAAAGTCTGCCAAATTAATACTGTCTGTTAAAGTGACTGCGAGTTCAGCAGACAACTTAGCAGAAAGAACTTCGGTAAATAAAGTGTCAAATTGTGTTGAGTCAGTAACTCGTATAATATAAAGAAGATTGGCTGGAGCTTCATCAGTTAAGACTTTGCGACCTTCAACTTTAAATTTAATATCATCTCCTTCTGGATCCATGCTTAGAACTTTTAAGCATCCCGTTGGAAGCTGGTATTCATATGCGAATCCATAAGCTGGAATTGTTGTTAGCCGAGCCAATGAAGCACGACGGACTGCGAAATTCCAAGGATGTGCACGTAATAAATTGTCTCTAGTATCTGTATAGATTAGATTGCAGGCTCGCCCAGCTTTAGAATCTTCCGTTAAGGCGATGATTGGGCTTTCACCTAACTTAGAAAGAGCCACATTACAAATCTGAACTTCACTTGACATTATTATTCCTTAAATTCAGGGTGGAACAGTTTTAATTGTTCCACCCCTATTCCCTTAGGAGGACTTAATCAACAGTATAGGTTACTGCACATGCGATCGTACCAGTAGCTGTACCGCCACCAGTAGTAATTAACACATCAGTCTCAGAACTATTCTGATATCCAAAACCAGCGATATTACCATCTGATGAAAGAGTTAGCTGACCGGCTGAAACGGCATTTGTTGCTCCAATATAGCGAGTAGCACTACCAGAGTCTCCAACAGAAAGGGTTGCACCAGATCCTAAAGCATCGTGCATCACATCTACACTGTAGACAGTAGCACCCTTAGGAAGACGAGCAATAGTAATATCACTACCAGAAGCCAAAGAAGAAGCTTCATAAGTGTCATACCATACTCGCATACGACCATGAACCTGAGTAGCATCTGCATTCACCTGAGGTGTTGCAGTGATATTGGTCATGTTTGTTCCTTTTACACTAGACATAATAGTTCTCCTTATTCAGAACAAGCGATTTCGACGACTTTTTCCTCTTCCATTCGCGTAGCGCCAATGGTTTGAGAATAAAAGACCTGGGTTGAATAGTTCTTGGTAGGCATCTCAGAAATCTTAGATGTTGTGTCCTTACCTGTCGCTAAAAGAATGCCATCTTGTACCCAACAGATAACTTGGCGGTCGCCATTAGCATCAGTACCTAAACGCTGAGTGCGTACAAAGTTGAATCCCATAAAGGTATTGATTTGACCTTGTGCAAGAGCTTTAACAGAGTTATAGTCTGCATTCTTAATCTCAGTAGTATTAAGAAGATCAGTAACCTGTTTAGCCGTTACAGCAATATTGCGTTGCATATCAGGATCAGCTTCGTTGCTGTCAAGAATCTCTTTAGCAGAGAGCAATTTAGCAAGAGTTAATCCAGTAGCTGCAACTACAATCTTCTGCCCAGAAGGTAGAGATGTAGAAGTTCCACCAGTTGTGCCTGTATAAGCTGCTCCAGTTGCTGCCTCGATAATTGCATCATCCTTAGAGCGTCCCATAGCGAAAGCTGCAGAAGCTGCATAAGATGAAGTAGGATCAATCAGCATCCGTACTTTATCTTCATTATCGATTAGGTCAGCCCAATCATAATCAACCAAAGATACACGGCGGCGTGAATGTGGTGTATCCATGCGTGGTGTATCAGAATGACGAGAAGTTCGTATTGCAGCAGAAACTGCTCCGATCTGCTCAAAAAATGCATTCTTGCCAGTTACACTTTCATTGCGGACTAATCCACTCAAGCGGGACCCTTTCTGCTGTGATAGCAGTTGGATATTGGCAGAATACTGTTCGACAAAAGCCGTAGTAATCTCAACACTCATTATATTTTCTCCAGTAAAGTGTTATTAAAGTAAATAGCAAAAGAGTTACCCGCTTGATACGGACTCCTATAAGTTTCAAGGGCCATTTGGTTATCCTATTCCCTTATGCTGAGTGCATCCGCTCAAAGAGCTTTTGCACCTTGTTAACTAAGACCCCATGATTAGGGTCTTGGTTATTCGTGTAAGCAGCCTGTGACATAACATCATTGATCTGCTCTCTAATCTGCGAAGGATCCATAGAACGACTATTGTCATTCCCTTGGCCTTCAATATTTCCCTCTTCTAAATTGGCTTTAGCGACATTATGCATAAAGCGTACCATCTGAGGATTGTTACCTAAACCTGTTTCTTCGAGATAATTTACAAAATCATCTCCACCGAATTGTTCTACTGCGCGAGTTGCCATTGTAAGGTTAACATCATAGCGTTCTCCCCAGTCCTTCTTGAGATCCGTTACGGACTGTTCCTGAGCTGTGGCGGCTCCGTCATTCAAAGCCTCATAAGACTTTGAAGTATGCTCCCAATACCATGAGTTAAGAGCCTCAATTTGGCTTTGATTAAGTCCAGCTTCATGAGCTTTAGACTTAAATTCATTTATCATAGTTTCATCAAGGTTAACACCTTCAGGAAGACCTTCAGGGGTTTTTAATTCATAACCACTAGCCTCTTCAGGGCGGCCTAATCTATTGTAAGCCGATGACCATTCATCCTCAGTTGTTGGGATTGTGATTGTATCTTTACCAATCATTTTCTCAGCATTAACATATGAACCAGCTAATGATTCAATATCTGAGAATTTAGTTAGAGATTCATTGCTTTGCATCTCTTCTGGTAATGATTGCATCCATTCTGGTGTTTCCATAATCTACTCCTAATGTGCCGTGTTTTCGTTGATGAGCGAGTTTAATATTATAGCTGGGAAATTCTCAGCTTTTACGTCCATATGATATAGAATAAACATAAGGACATCACGACGTCCAGACTTAAATGCCATCTCAATGGGGTCTTTGCTAATCGCAGGGGGCTCAAGCAAATGACCGAATTCCATAAGAGCATTTAAGACTCTACGTCCATGTTCGGAATTGAACGTTAAGTTCAAATCCATCTTCAATTGATCCGCAACTTTATGATCCACTACGCATCTCCTGAATTCTTGCGAGATTTACACCGGCTTCAGAGCCTGTCCGTAACATCTCGACATTTTGGGTTTGTTGCTGTTGTTCATTAGCAACTTGACGGGATTCTTCAACCGCTTCATTAGACTTAAGGAATGATGGTCGAAGACCAAACATTTCAGATATTCCCTTAAGAATCTCATCAGCATCAAAGCGATGAATTAATTCAGGAGTCATTGAAACAAATGGAGTCATAATTTCCATAACCCGCTGTAAGCTATTAGCTTCAAGCTGCTTCTGAGCTCGTGCAATTGGGCTTACATATTCAACACTATAATCTGCTTGCTTAACAGACTCTGGAGCTTCAGGGAACTTACCTTGAACTTCAAGAACCTCGAATACTCTACTAATCACTGTATCAAGAGCTTCTTCTTGCATACGTCCAAGAATAGGACCCATAAGTCTCATTCTCTCTTCAGTGCGTTGCATAACTTCAGTGGCTGTCATTTCAGGACCACGTGCTAACTGAAGTTGGTCAATAAAGAAGATAGCTCGAATACGGTTGCGCAATTCTTCCATCATCTCAAGTGAGATAGGAATGTTCGCATTAGTCATTAAAGGCTCAATACGGTCAGTATTACCTCGGCGGAAATAGTTTATTCCACCTGGTACTGTGCGGATAGGACCAAGGAACCCATCATCTGGAGCTTGAAGAGGAGGATCAACGATTTTCTGGGCCGCCTTAATCGTGGTCTTCATCATTTCATTCAGCATCTTAATATCTGGTAGGGCAGTGATTGCTGGTCCTCTACCGTATACTTCACCAGATGCCTTATAGAATCTAGGCACTGAATAAGGGAATTGGCTAAAACCTCCTTCACTAAGAACATGTTTAGTAGGTTTTTCTACATAGACTGAAACGAAAGGAAGAGTTTCATTTTTCTTAAATGGTTTTGTTCTTGGCTCGACAGCATGAAGTACCTGGATTAGCTGATCGACTTTACCTTCAGAAAAAAGCTTTTTAGTTTTGTCAGAAGCATTCTCACCAAATTTTTGAATGATTTGACGGACAGACATATTAATGGTCCGGTATAGCGTGTCAATTTTGCCATCTTTGTTCTCCGCAATATACGCCTCTGAGAGAGGGATTGACTTAAATAAGACCCCATCTTTATCACTCTGTTCGCCAGTAAATAGGATTCCAGTACCAAAAGAGGCAAACTCTAGATACATTTCATGGATGTGAGTTGAGAAAGCAGATTTTGAATTCTGTATCTCGTTACGCATAATCTTCTCAGCGCCTTTAAGCCAAAGAGAAGACTCACGTGAATCATTTAGTTTCTCATCTTCAAAGCGCAACGTGAACCACTCTGAAGCAGGGTTAGTGAGTGTTCCATGTAGCCCAGCGGCTAAAATCTCAGCAGCGTGAATCGCTGTAGAATCATAGACTTTTAATCCTTTCTTCGAACCTGAAGATTCCTCACCTGTAAAGGTAGGGTGATTAGGGAAAGTCAATTCAGCTGCTTCTTGCCAGTGACTTTCCCAAGTTCCTCTAGCTCCTGAGAGATCACCAAATCGCTGAATTATGTATTTGGAAACACTCATCTTTTATGACCCAAGCAGAGTCTTCTTAGCTACTGGAGCATCATCGGTTATACCTAACCCACCGGTTAGCATAGTACTTGACCGACCTTTGCGGGCAGACAGACGTTTCTTTTCTCGAGCTGAGGCCTCTTTAACCTCAGGATCAGTACGCTTAGGTGGTGGGGGTGGAGGTGGAGTTGGGGCTGGGGAACTTGATCCAAAACACATAATTTAATCCTTTGTCATTAAGTAACCGGAATAGGAGTATCCCAGTCTGTTATAAAATTTAGCTGTTCTTTCGGGATTGATATTGGTTGTTACTCCAATCTGAATCCCTGAAAGATTTTGGTATCTAGCCCAACGCTCATACCCTTTAATTAAGCGTACTGCCATAGAACCATTGCGCTTTTCTGGGTGTACATATAGCAATAAGTCTGTAGCTATATCAGCTTTGCAAAATGGAGGACGAGTCCTCATCCCAAACATCATGCCGAGTATCTCATTATTTTCTTTAGCTATATTGCTATAGAAGTTGTCTGGTTCATTAATAACTCTATCAGCTATATCCGAACAGTAATCTTCGTCATATGGCCATTGAGAGTATCTAGACTCTTGGTGCATCAGAGAACCAAGAGAGATTACCGCTGGAATATCTGCATAATCCATTGTCTGATAGGTAATCATGCAGCTCTCGCGAGAGGGTCATAGTTGTGATCCTGAGCCTGATGCATTCTAGGAACCTCATCTTCAGCTCTTTTAAGCAATTCATATCCATGTCCTAATCCAGTACACAAGTATTGGAGAGCTTCAGCCACATGACTATACATATTCTTGTCTGGCTTTTCAGCGAATTTGTCTGAACCAGATACATTAATACGGCGATACTTGTAACCGCCGGCCATAGCTTTTCTGAGCATTCTGCATTTTGGGCTTATTACTAATTGGGGGCGACCAAGCAGAGTTAGAGTAGTCAACAATTTAGCTACTGATTCCCTGCGAATCGTAAAGTCATTTGTTGGCCCAGGTCGTAGGAAGACACCCTGAGCTTCTAATACAAAGAAAGGAGTCCGCTCATCAACTTGGCTTCTTTGTTCCCCTGCTGGGTCGCCATATCCTTCCATAGGGAGATTGTCATAATTGCTTATGATCAGTTCCTTAATGCGCCTACCGAAGCGGACGGCTCCCATGTCTTCAGTTACGATCTCGTCTATAATCTGTACTTGGCCGTCTGAAGCTATCTGTGCGATCACTGCTGCAGGAGTGAGGCCAAAGTCAACACCGATAATAACCTTATTAGTCTTCTCGGAGAGCCCTAAATCATGAACACAGTGGAGCTGATCGTTGTACTCTGCATATATAACCTTGCCGTCCTGTACGAAACCATACTTGCCATGAACATATACGTTGATCCACTCTTGGTCCTTACCAGAAGAAAGGCGCTTATAGTAGTGTTCAGGAAGATTCTCGACATTCTCCGCTTCAGGGCTGACTCCTGAGGGCTGGTGAAAATCCTTCCATCCTTCTGGCTGTTGCTCTTCAAACATACGGTACCACCAATGATCCGTGTCAGGTGGATTGGTATCGTTGATTACGCCGTACCAAGAAGCACCACCATACCTTTTAGATGGGTATCGACCTACACGGCCGATGAGCATGTCGAGAATCGGTTTTGGAATTTCTCTAGCTTCGTTAATCCATCCGCCAGTTAACTCTAAAGAGAGAAGCTTCTTTACATCATCCGGTCTGTCAAGTGCTCGGAACAGAATCTCTAAGTGCACGACACTCTCATCGCCAAGAGAAAATTCTATTGTGTGCTTCATATCAGCAGCACGCCATTTGCCTAGCCCCTTAGGGAACCAGTCAAACCAAGTTTGCATAGTTGTATCAACGAGCTCACGATAAGTGTTACGCACAATAACCCAACGAGAATAGCGGACTCCGTCAGTGTGAGTTCTTTGCTCGCAAGCTCGCTTAAAGATTTCTATACAACAGGAGACGGATTTACCTGACCCGATAGGTCCGATAAGCCCACGTACAAAGCTATCATCGCGGTGGAACTTGCCAGCCGTTGGTGATGCCATGTAATTTATATTCTCCATAATATCTATTATAACACTTCTTCGGCCGTGTGTACACAGTTTCGATGAAATAAATCTAATTTAGCCGAAACATTGTATGTGATCCTCTAAGTCCCCCCTAAAAATTTTAGGACTGAACAAGTCTGCCTGTGTCGGGGCCCTGGAGCCCTAAATTTTAGAACTGAGCAAGTCTGCATGTGTCAGTGCCCTGGAGCCCTAAATTGCGAGCAGTACATATATCAACAGTATACGCCCCGCCAAAGTCCACGTGCCATCTGGTATAGCGCCTACGATGACGTGCACGTGCGTTCGCGCAATACCTCTCCCAACCTAGCATCGTCGCGTAATAACGCGCCCGCCCCCGTCGCGTAATACCTCTTCTCCACCGAGCCAAGAGGTATTACGCGTGCGCGGGCTGAGTTAAGAGGTATTACGCGTGCGCGTGCTATGTTCAACGCACGCTCGTCGACCCACTGACGACCTGTGTCTACACGCACATAGGCGAGGCAAACTTTTTTCGGTTATTTTTTGATCCTAAGTTATTGATTTGCAATACCATATTCATAGAATTTATACGCATATAAAAACATTTAATTGTACATTGGAAGCCTACGTTGTATAATACTCCCCAGGAAAAGCCAATCCGGTGATTCCGAAATTCCATTCAAGGAGAATGAAAATGGAAATGTTGATAAATGCAGTGAAGGTAGACTCGGACACAGCGATCGAGTATGCGAGCAATCCCAAACGCCCATCAGGCAAGGCCTGGTCGCGATATGAGGTATATGCAGAGGCTACGACAGTCGGAGAGTACTTCGAACTCGCCGATAAGAAGTATGCCCGAGCAGACCTGCGATATGATGAAGAGAAAGGGTTACTCGCGATATACGATGTGGATGGTACCCAGGTAAATGCACCTGAGCCTGAGCCTGAGTCGTAACCCACCTACCCCTGCCCATCCGGGTAGGGGTACTTACACATAACGACGCACACCCGCGTCATAGACGGAGATATACGTATGA